TATAACTCTACATCTTCCAGAAATTTTATCAACTCAAGATGTATCACCTGCTCCTTTATTTATAGATTGGACAGTACCATTAGCATTAATCCCAACAACAACTGTTTATGTAACTTGTGCAGTCGCTCATAATTTTAATGCAAATGCTGGATTAATTGAAATCAATAATGCTGGCGGAATTATTGTATATAATTATATAACTGGATTGCCACAATTCTTTTCCGGGGCAGGATTAAATAGAGGAATGCATAGAAGAACATTTAGTTATTTATTTTAGGTTTCAACCTGAATCTCCACATATTTTTTTCAAACTTATTCAGTTATTTACCTATATAGGTAAATAAACATACAATTGTGATATAAATTTTTTATTTATATTATAATATAATAAACTAATGAAAAAAATATGTTCAGGATTATTAAAAAGCGGAACTCAGTGTACGAGAGAAGGAGACAAAAGTGGGTATTGTTGGCAACACGGTGGAAAATCAAGGAATATAAAAAAAACAAAAAAGAAAAAAATAAAGAAAAAACCAACAAAGCCAAAATTAAGAAGTTCAATTTGGCTATTTACGTTAAACACTAATAAAGATTTCAGAAAATTAGATCTAACTTTTAAAAAGAAATTCGAAAAATTATGTAAATTCTTATTCGAAGGAAATCATATCTGTGATTTTGTAGTGGATAGTAGAAATCCTGGAGTAAAAATAGAAGATAATGAAAACATCAAAACTTGTGATACACAATTTCAATTAGAAATAGGTAGTAAATTTCATAAATTTCACAGCCATGCAATATTAAAAATAGAACATACTGGTAATTTAACATTTGAAGCAAACAAACTAAGAAAATTCATGTATAAATTATTTGGATATAACTTACATTTAGATAGTACTGTATCTAGTGACCATGCATTAATGATGAGAAGGTACGTCGAAAAAAGTGAAAAATTAAATTTAGAATAAAATAAAAATTATTAATATACGATGGAAATTGCAAATGAAAAACTACCACTTTTAAAAGAATCTGAACAATTTATTATGGATTTATGCGAAAAATTCGAAGATTATAAATTTTTAGATAAAGAAGAAGAGGAAATTGTAAACTCGCCTAAAGAAATACAAGATAAACTAGATTTCTTAATTGAACCAGATAATAAATACAAAGAAATCCTTCTAAAAATAAAAGAAATGTTAAAACATATATCATAATTTTTCTAACTAAACTAAAAAAAACACAAAATTACACATCAAATTACAAAAACACAAAAAATTACAAAAACACAAAATTACAAAATTACACAAAATTACAAAAAAATAATTTTCAGGGACTTTTTATTTTATTTTTATATCTTTTTTTAAAATTCAACATATTATTTATTTATTTTTTTTGTAATTCGGGGGTGTAAATAGATTTGTAGTGAATTTAGTATTTTCTTGCTAATCTTTTTTTCAATTCTGCTCTTGAAATTCTTTTTCCTCCAACTAGAACACCTCCTTTCTTTCTTCCACCAACCATTACTCCGGCTCTCTTCTTTCTGCCTCCAACGTATACACCACCTTGTTCATAACATTCTTCATCTTCATAATATTCATCATCTCCAAGACCAAGTAATGGAAGTACAGTTGCAGCAACTTGAGCTACTTCTTTAATTACAGGCAATGCTTTTCTTACACCTTTAAATATTTTTGAACCAACATCTTTCAATCCAGTCCAGAAATTACCACCATAAACTGAGTGAATCATGTCATATGGAATAATTGGTGCATTTCTTGAATCCAAAACATTTTGTCTGCTGATAACACCAGTTTGTTGTACGCTAGTATTATTAATAATAATCCAAGATCCTTCACTCACAACAAGCATATAAAGAGTTGGGGTGATTGCTCTTGTTTGATTTACATTTTTGACTGTAACATCCATTTGCAATTGATATGTACCTAGCATACCTGGTGCTTCAAGACTATCTAATCCAATATCCATGCCCATTTCTAAGCAAAGTACAGATCCAACAGTACCATATACAGAGTTAGTTGCTCCAATCATCTGGTTAGTAGTACCAGACCATTGTGGCCAACTCAAAGTACATCCATTTCTTACTGAAATGTCATACAAATCTCTCTTATCTGCACTTGACAATAGTCCAGAATTGTTATTCCAGTTCACTGTCAAACTTTCAATAGACAAGAATGTGTCTGTTGTTGTGATACTTTGGTCACTATTTCTTTCTCTTGCAAAGATATAAATTCTCTTTGGAATAGATTGCAATTGAACATTGGCTGAAGTCAAAGTTGTAACAGCATTTGAAGCTACTGGAGCATTTGCATCAGTTGGGTATCTTGTAACATTGTAAAATGGATATTGAATTTGTTTAGGAATTGGAGTTGTATCTTTCAAACTTAGGAAATTCAAAAGTAATGTTGGTTGACCAAGTGTAACTGTGACTGTTGTTAGAGTAGATCCACTAGCATTATCGTGACACCATATTCTATCAAGTGGAGAATTAAAAGTGAAATTGAAACTCAATTCTTGTAATCCAATAAATCCAGATTGCATTTGTTCTCCGAATGCAAATGGGCTTAGGAATAAATCTTCTGTGAGTACAGCATCAATCTCAGCTGCGGTATCAGTATTAGTCACAACAGTCATTGGGAATGCTCCTCTTGGTGTAACAGCACTGTTATCCCCATAAAATGCAAGAGGATTATTAATAGTTCCTGCTCCACTAACATATTCTTGATAGGTATCCATCATTGTTGGTGTTGTAGAGTAATCAAATTCTTTTAGTTTTCTTCCACTGTTATATCTCATCAATGGTTGGATTACATCACTCATATTAATACTTGCACTAGAATTACCAATGGTTGCAGTGAGTGTATTCAAAATTGATGAAATTGGAAATGCTCTGAATGCATCAAAACCAGATTGTAATAGACCAACTCCTGGAATTGCGGTTGTACCAGTAAATTGAATTTTAACTGGATATTTAATTTTCAGACTTCTGTCTACAATAGTCCTAGGACTTGGAGTGGAAACTGAGAATTGTGCAGATGAATTAGAATAAGAAGTTGAGATATATGGTTTGTAACTTACACGTTTTGCACCATCTAAAATGCTGTAATATCTTTCATTATTGATATCTGTTCTAGGATCGATTGTCCTGATAGTTTTTAATGGATAAATAGAGTTTGACATTATTATATTAACCAAAAAATAAAAAAAATAAACAATTAACAATTATTAGTGTTTTCACTTTTGGTAAATAATCAAATATACATATTACGTTTTAGTTTTTTGAAATTTTGACCATCGACATATGAACTATGTGTTTTTTTCTTAAATAGAAATTTCATCGACATTGAATATCCTTCATTTAAATAAACTGGATGTAACTCTTCATCTTTATCTTTCCAAAACACTGAAAAATCAAACTTAATCAGTGGTGAAGTACTAATTAAATTTATTAATCTATATTCAATATCAGCACTTGGGGTGTAAACATAAATACCTTTTTGATCTCCACTATTTTGTAAAAGTGGAACAAAATCTGTTAAAATTGGAATTTTAATAATTTTTCCATTATTATTAGCGGCATCTTGATATTCTGCTAATATTGGTAGAGTATTACTTAAAAATACTAACTCTGTAATATCAAACCAAAATTGTATAGTTTTAAAATCTTGTTTTTTCAAAATATAAACTGGAGGAACAACTGGAACAAGATTTGGGGGATTATAATAGTTTTGTGGTGTATCATAAATTGTATATCTTACCATTCTGTCAGGTCCAAAACTTGAATTTATTATTTTATTATACCCATTTAAAAATCTTCTTGACAATTGCTCATTTGTATATATTTCTATTTTATTTGCAGCTGCTGTCCCTTCAACATAATTAGCTGCGAGTACTACAAATTCTGATAATTGAGTAACATTATTAAATTGTACATATGGAGCAATAGCTCCAACTGGTGGTGCTGCTAATCCAGCAAATGCAGTTGCAAAAGCAGTATTTATCATATTTATAGTATTGTTAATACTTTGCACATAATAATATGGAGTCTTTGGCCAATTATCTCCAACATTTGGAATTGGAGGTGGGGAAAATGGTGATTGTAATTCTGGTGTATAAATAAGGTTTGCAGTGGAAATGTCTCCATTGTGATTTAAAGTAACTGTAAATGGGGTTAAATTTGGATTTGTATTAAAAGTTGGAGCAGCATTAGGAATAATTGGCATAATGTAAATAGGTATTGTAGCACCTGGTAATCTAAATCTACTTATTGTTAAGTAATAATCACTTGGATTAAGAACTAATGGTTCTACTCTATTTTCTTCAAATTGAACTTTATTTGAACGAAATCCTGAACCTTTTATATTAACATTGTAGTAAATGTGATCATTTGTGTATGTTGTATTTCCGTGAGAATAATTTAGCATTATATTATATTTATACTCATCTTTTTTAAATTATAAATTAATATTACTCCAATGATATAATAGAATGGAAAAATCCATAAAAAAGGCTCTATCGAATTATGAATTGTTAAAAATGATAAAACATAAATCTAATTTATTAACATATGAAAATCTTATGCATTATGAGAATATTGATGATATTTTAAAAGATGGTAGTTGTATCATTTTATATGAAAATAGGAATAAAATTGGACATTGGGTGTGTGTTTTTAAAAATGATATTGAAATAGATATCAGTACGAACCCTCCAACTGTAAGTAAAGTAAAACCTTACATAGAATATTTTAATTCATATGGTTATAAACCAGATGAAGAAATTGCATTAATAGATCCATACATTAGAAAAAAACAAGGAATTACATATCCACATTTAACATATTTGTTGTGGAAGTCTGGTTTACCAATATCTTACAATGAACATAAATTACAAAAATCATTACCTGGTATAAATACATGTGGACGTTGGTGTGCAGCTAGATTAATATTAAAAAATATAAAACTAGAACAATTTGTAAAACTTTGGAGAGGAACCTTACCTAAAGATGCACAAGTTACATTATTCACAAAATATTTAGAGTAAATAAGCTCCACTTTGATATAAAACATATCTTGGAGAGTGAGTATAAATCATAACCCATCTGCTTGGTAATTTTAATATTCTACGAATTTCATCAGAAGAAAGACCTAAATATTGTTTTAAACAATAAGTGATAAACTTAGTACTTCCAGAATTTGGAAAAACTGTGATACTAGTTTGTTCAGCCATAATAATTCTAGTTTCTTTGTTATTATTTAACATATGACTTGTAATTATCGTATAAATATTTTCATGTCTTCCACACTGCAATATATCGTCCATTAAACATTTGACTTCATCTTTTAAATCTTTATTTCTAATTGTGTCCACGTCATCAAAAATAACTAAACTGTTATACAATTCTTTAACATCAATTGGTTTATCTAAAAAAGATTCATCTAAAATTATTCTCTCCAAGCCGTTTATTTTATCAATTGATTCATCTTCATCTAATCTAGATATTAGATAAATCTTTCTTTCTGGATATATTTTTTTGAAATTATTTGCATATATACTTGTAAAAACAGATTTACCAGCACCACTTGGAGCAGAAACATACATAACATCTCTTTTTTTCATATTTGGAATTGGAGTGATTTCACCATTATAAATATTTAATTCTCTTCCAATTTTGTCATCAATATCTTCTCTGATAGATTCATATTTACTAAGCCATTTTCCTGATTTTATAGATTTTTTAATTTCATTAATCATTTCATAATTTTTTCTTTTTTGTGGAAGTAATGAATTTAACAACATATCCATATCAAATGGTATTTTACCATCTTTTACTTCATCTATGTAAATTATCTTATTTATGTATTTACCATTTTTGATAAAACCAATGGCTTCTCCTTTTGTAAAACTAAGAAATTTACTCATTTTTATACTATATTGATTATTTTATCAAAAATCTATTTTAAAAATTATAAATGGTAGTTTTCACAACAATATCCGCTTCCAAAATATGTAGGTGCAACAAGTTTAACTAAACTTGGTAATAATCCTTCTAATTTATTTTTAGTTTCAATGCCCTTTTTGCCTAAAGTATAATATGGTTCTTCTTTACCACTCTTTTCAAGACAGTCTAAAAATATTTTATCAGCTTCTCTTATTGATTTTTCTCTTTCTTTTAAATCTTTCATTTTCGAGATATCTCTATAGGCTAAATCGTGGACTTTTGCACAGGCATCAACACTATTATATGGAGGAAAATCCCTAACTTCTTGTAAATCTACTCTCGTTCCTGGTCCTTCAAAATTAGCTTTTAATGGATGCATTTCTCCTTTGTATAATTGCCTAGATTTTGGGTCACCTTTTCTGAAAGCATTTGCTAATTTTTGATATGCAGTTAAAGCTAAACTTTTAACAAATCCGCCCATTGTTTCATTTGGGATATAAAAATTTGGTATTGGATATAAATTATTATTTTTTGCAAATGGCCAAACAACCGAATTTATTAATTTCAATAAATCATGAGATAATAAGTTCATATCTTCTTTGGCTTTTTCTAATTCAGCAGCAGTTGGTGAATTTTTTACTGAGTTTCTTATTTTATCAATTTTGGCGTAAATATCGTCTGACACTTCAACCTCTGATACTCTAGATAATTTTGCTTTAAATTGATCTAATTCAATTCTTATCAATTTGATGTTTCTACGGAAATTTTTGTTATCTAGTAAAATTAAACTTTCTAAATCTGCTCTAATTTTAGATAAAATTGATATTCCAGAAGATAAAAGTGGATTAATTTTATTCATAGTTTCTGGATCATTTTCAAAATTAGAAATATTCCACATTCTCTTCAAAGCTTTGTAGGGTTTTCCTATTGCGAAAAATTTATAAATATCCCTTCTAACAGCTTGACTATATTCTGGTTGTTCACCATTTAATGAAATTAATTCATTACCATTGTTGTAATAAAGTATCAAAAAATTACTAACTTCTGTTAAAATTCCGCCCATCCAATATAAAATATCAAGTTTTACTATGCTATTATCCATTAATGCATCAATTAAATATATTCTTCTATCGTTTGGCAATATTTTATATCCTTTCAAAATTTCAGCTTCATCCCACTTCAACTCTCTTTTTGAATTTATATGTTTTCGCAATAAATACCATTGGGGGATTGTTGGGGTTTTTACAGCATACTTTAAAAGGTCTCCAGCAATATTATTATCTTCTAAATCTAACAATTCTGATCTAATTTTATCGTAATTATACATTTTAATAGAATTTGAAGCATAATCGATATACCCAATATTAACATTAATCATTGGATTTAAACCTGCTTTAAAATCACTGAAAAATCCATTTTTTAAATTATCTAAATGTCTAACCATTCCTTTTATATCACTTGCAATTTTATGGGTAGCCTCAGATATACTACAACACTTTACTATTTCTTCTCTTAAATCTATGTCTCCAGGATTTCCATGAAAGTTAGAAATATATGATCCAACTGGTTCTAGAAAATCTTTTTTATTAATGGAAACTAAGTGGATAGCTCTTTTTTCCTGATCGGTGTAACTTATAAATGACTTTTTACTCATTAATATATCACTATAATTATAATATATTATGTCAATAAGTAATTTAGGAAAATACAGTTCCAACAATGTTGGAAAAATGCAAGTCTTGGAATTACGAGAAAATTCGATAGATTATAATAGTTTCACACCAAATGCTTCTAATATTGTTAATTTAAATGGAATAACAAATTTGGAGGGAAAATATCAAAAAGTTGGAAATATTGTAATGGTTGGAATTACAGGTTTTATAGATGAATTAATAG